CGGTTGTAATTGCCCCTGCTAGCGGCAAAGCGATCTCACTATAGCAGAGTGCGTGGGCGAAGTGGTCGTGTCCGCCGACAGTTAGATAGGTCGCTCGCGCGTTGTTGTTCTCGTCTCGTTCAAAGGTTCGCACCATGTTACCGATGTGATTCTTGAATTGGAAACTCGTATCAGCGGGGAGACTAATTCTCGGCGCTTCGCTGTGAAACCTTGACATCGTCGCATCCAACCAGGAAGTTCTATCTACAGTGGCCATCGGTGCGCCGCCATCTTCCTCACTAATGTTCATCTCCCGACCACTTAGGCCCCTTCGGTATCTGCAAAGCCAACAATAGCCTGGGAAGCGTCTTGCGAATCTTCGAGCGTCATTCACGTTGGGATCAGCGTCTACGACGCACGCAAGTACTTGCCATTCCCGCATCAATAAATCCAACTCACCCCAGTCTGTTCCTGGCCGCTCGGCTTCATAGAGTATTTTCTTAAAAGCCACAGCGTTAATGTCGTACCCAGGGGAGCCTTCAATAAAATACTCGGCTACGACTATATGGTTGCTCTTGCCTTGATCGACGCCCATCGTAATGAGCCGTTCGCGCCCTACCATTGGTCTAGGAGAATCTTTCGTGTATGCTCTCGACACTACGTTGTCTATTTCTTCATCGGTGACCTGACCGCCGTCCGGAATGTAAGGATTTCCAAGCTTACTATTGTGAAACTCTACGTTTGCAGCCTCGTCACCCATCCCTCGAAAGTGTGCTTGAACTAGCTCGCCCGGCGTCACTGTATAACTATAGAGTTGATTGATATAGAATGATCTATTATCGTCCGCGTCAACTGTTGCTTCCCACTTTGCGTTCTTGAATAGTTCTGGCTTATCCTCGTGCTCAAGTCTGTGCCCGCATTCTTTGCATTTCAGGAAGGACTCTTTTACCTCTTTGTCTGAGATCGACTCGCCGCGAATCTCGACACAATCCGGCCAGACTAACTCCGTGCGATTCCCACAGTGAGGGCACTTAAAGTAAAAATGTTCCTGCGAGCCTTGCCTATAAAGTTTATGTATCCCGAACATCGGAACTGTTGGAGTCGAGAGAGCGAACACTGACTTTTCAATATGCCCCGATAATCGTTCAAGAGCCAAAAACACTTGCCCTTGATCCATTTCATCAAGTTCGTCAAGTATTAACGCACTCACAGGAATTCCCTTCAAGTTCGAGTCTCCGCGACTCCCCCTGATGTACAGGCTAACGCCACCCGCTTGCTTTAGTCCAACTGTATTTGTGTCTGTAAACAAACCGTTGAGATGCTCACTGTACATCAACGCGTTGCCAAAACGTGCTTTTGAAAAGTCCGATGCATTCAACATCGTGGGCAGCACGTACAGGGCTCCCTTCTTCAAAACATCAACCATGAAGAACGCCCGATTGATGGCAACCTCTGTCAGCCCCATCTGTGCGGCCTTCATTATCGTTACGTAGCTTGAAGCCGCGTCGTGGGGCTCTCTGCACCACGGATGGTACTTGAATCCGTAAGGTCCGGGAAAGGGCTCACCCATTATTCGTCTATGCATCGCCCATCGCGAGCAGGACGTAAGAGTTTGACTTAACAAACCCTCGGCTATACTTTGCCGGAAGTCTTCTCGGAGATTACTCACTCTTCTTGCTTAGGCTCCATCTTTCGCTTAGGCTCCATCTTTCGCTTAGGCTCAGGCTTCGGCTCGGGCTCCATCTTTTCTTGCTTTGGTACTAGCTCCACCTCTGACTTTGACTCTAGCTCCACGGGCTCCACAGGCTTCACAGCCTCCACAGGCTTCACTTTTCGCTTCTTCGGCTTCGGCTTCTTCGGCTCAGGCTTCACAAACTCAGGCATCTCAGGCACCCATTCGCCATTGATGCAGTAATTCCGAGCCACGTCCTGTCCGCCGCGAGTCTGCCCAACTACAACGACGATGCAGTCCTTAGGCACTTCAAACGTCTCTTGCTTGCCACAAGACAGGCCACCAATGATGGTGCCATCTCGCTTGTACATCTCAAGGCGGAATAAGTGTAATGTCGGGAATGGGTTTGCAATTCTCATAGTTTCTCCTAGTTGATAAACGAGGGCGGCACGGACCGCCCCCGCTCTCTGAGGCGACCTGATACAGGCCGTACAAAGTTATTTCTTTTCTGGTTCGTTAAACTTAGCTTCGGGATCAAGCTTTAGAACGGCTTCATCAGCAGCCCGTTTCCAGTCCTTTAAGCATTGCTGCTCCACAGGGCCAAGCTTCTCAGGCTTCTCAAGCTTCTCAGGCTTCTCAGGCTTCTCAGGCTTCTCAGGCTTCTCGGACTCTCCGTCCTTGGGCTCGGGCTTAGGCTCGGCTTTCGGCGCAGGCTCAACAAAGAGAAGAAGTGTCAGGAGAATCTTTAAGATGTCAACCCAATGCTCTTTGACCCAATCTACCAATTTGGCCCAGTCAATTCGCCCCTGTACTGGAGGGGACAAACGCTTCTGGATCAGGTCTTGTGCTTTCTGTGACTTCTCGGGGTCGCGAAGCACTTCACAAATCTTGTGATAATCTGAGCCAGAAAGACGGCCGCGTCGATGATGACGTTTCGCAACGCCCTTGATTACTCGTTGAAATTTCATGTTACTCTCCGTCTTTCAAGACTAGTACTCGCGTAACCCCTGTCGCGAGAATTGCTGCTGCGAACAAGATTGCCATTGAAAGCAATCCCTTTTGCGCTATGTGATTTTCCCATAAGGATGGCACCCAAACGGATGCAACCCCGATGACCGTGGCAGCTATGATTGTGCTGATAGTCACGTAAAAACAAGTCCGATTGATTCGTGTAAAAGAACTCATGTTATTCCTTATAAACTCATTGAGGTTATTGTTGCGCGTTTCCAGCCTAATTCTTTGTGAGAGGCGGCTTTTCCTTTAAGAACTCTACGAACAGCGCTGGGGTCAAAACCATCTTTACGAACTACCGCTTGACTTTCAAAGTATTTAATATCTTCCCCAGTCACAAGGTCGTAGGCCACTACTGGAATTTTTACCTGACCTTCGCTTAGTTTCCGCCTAGTCTCTACGGAAAAAATCTTCCCTTTATTGACCTCGCTTAATTTCCGTCGCGTTTCTTTGGAAAGCTTTTTCCCTTTATTGGCAATGCTCATCTTCTGCCGCGTTTTTTGGGGAAGCTTTTTTCCTTTGCGCGCCTCACTCATTTTCCGCCTAGCCCCTGCGGAGGGCCTTATGCCTTTATGTGACTCACTTATTTTTTGCCGAGTTTCTGCGGAATGTCTATGGCCACTTCCTCCCTCACCGCCATCGGTCATGTTACAAAGACAGCCAGTATCCAAGTCGCGACGGCCATATGTGGCTATGAAAATTTCTTCAATTTCAAATGCTTTGCGCTCACTTAGGTCCTTATGAAGAATAATTATCTCTGGTTGGATATTCCACCTTAACATTCCACGTAATTTGTTATGGAACCTATCCCGCCTCCTTAACTCTCGTAGTTGGGTATGACAATACGCGCGATTACCATGACCTTTACCCACATAAAATGGCTCGCCACCAGGGTTCAGATACAAATAAACGTAAAATTTATTCATTCTTCCCCCAGCAAAAGAAGGAGCCAGACGATCCCGCCTGATGCGATGCTTGACAAGGTAATTGTTGCAAATACTGTAAGTATATAAGACCCAATATTCATTGCCCATGATTCTGACCACTCGAATGTCGCTGGTCTGCACATTACAATACCTGCTGCCAACCAGTGATTCAAGCAATACGGGCAACTGAACAGTTTTCCTACCCACGGCCCGAACTCCTTCGCCCAGTCTCTAATTGGTAAACATGCTTTTGACAGCGTTACTGTTACTGAGAGGCTTGCGATGGCCAGAGCCATAAGGAAAATGTCATTCCACATTATATGATGTTGTAATCCGGGGGTGTATTTTTCTTCAAGTACTTCTTGATCCGTTCTTCCGGAATGACGCCAACGAACTTCTTTACTTCTTTACCGCCTTCGCGAATAAAGATGGTCGGAAGCAATCGTACACTCCACTTCTTAGCCAAAGCCCCGTACTCAGTGTAATCCAAGATGTAAACAGCATATCCTTGTGCTTCCAGTTTCTCGACTACGGGATACATCTTAATACATGCACTACACCCTGGCGAGGAAAACATAATTAAGCAGTTCTTCTTGAACTTTTTCGCTCTCGCCGTTTGAACAATTCCCGAGACAATTTCTCCTTCGACTCCAGGAGCAGCGGCTCGTCCGTC